GTTCGCCATTATGTTACCAAGTCATGGCGAACCACTTTGCTTCAGAACTTAAGGCCAAGCTTGAAAAGCGATTTGTCCGCGACACCGCAGACATGTCCATTTCTGATTGGGTCAAGCAAAACACCACGATTGGTGGGCGACAATTCACGACCAAGGGCTATGAGTTTCAAGAAGCTATCTTGAACGACATGCACCCAAACCTCGATTGTATCAAATGCTCGCAGGTTGGACTGACAGAGATTCAGATCCGCAAAGTCCTCGCTTGGACTTACCGGAATAAAGGCGTGGCCTCGATTTTCACTCTTCCTGAGGAGAAGCTTTTTAAGCGGGTCGCCCAGACCCGTATCAAGCCCATTCTCCAGAAGGATCGCGTCTTCCGCATGGGTGATGAAGAGCAGGTCCGCTCGATGGGGATCATCCAACTGGGATCGAGCTTCGTTTACGTGACCGGTTGCACCGAGGGGGATGCCACTTCGACCTCAGCCGACGCAATTTTCAACGATGAGGTCGATCTTTCGAACCAAGAAATGCTCGCGCTGTTCAATTCGCGCCTGCAGAACTCCGATTATAAGATCAAACAGCGCTTTTCGACCCCGACTTTCCCGATGTTTGGCATCGATTTGGGGTATCAAGCCTCTGATAAACATCAGTATTTGTGCCGATGCGACGCCTGTAATCACTGGAATAACCCCAAATTCAACCTCAATTTCATCGAGGTTCCGGGGCTTCCAGCTCACATCGAGCAGCTCACAGACCTCGAAACTCACGATTTGGACGATATTGACCTCGAAGGGTCGTACGTGAAGTGCGAGAAGTGCGGCACCGGCCTCGACTTGAGCAATCCAGAGCTTCGCGAATGGGTTCCAGAGGTCGCTTCGCGTAAGCACGCCCGTGGCTATCGCGTCAGCCCGTTCGCAACAGGAAAACTCAACCCGGCTTACATCATCACCCAGATGGTGGACTACAAATCACGTCAGTTCATCCGGGGTTGGCACAACACGGTGCTTGGGGAGCCCTACTCCGATGGCCAGATGCAGCTCTCTTATGAGGCCATCAAGGCGGCGATGAAGGGTGGGCAAACGCCCGAGGTTGGATCCGACTACCCGGTCGCAATCGGCATCGATATGGGCCAGACCTGTCACATCGTGGTGGGTAGCTTGAACAAGCGGACGGTGTTCCTGTTCAAGGCCGTCCACATCGACAACCTCCAAGAAGAAATCGAGAAGCTCTGCAAGCGCTTCAACGTCGTGGCCGGGGGCATCGACCGCCACCCATACACGCCGACCTCTAACGCGATCCGAGATCTCAGCGAGGGAAAAATCTTCCCCGTCGAGTATTCGACCAACGGTCCGAATTACAATCTCCAGAAGGATCAGGTCAGCGAGGAAATCACGCACGTTCGAGCCAACCGGACGTTCTTGATCGACGGGGTGTCTGGGGAGATCCGCGACGGCAAGGCAGAGTTTTGGGGTTACTCCCACCAAGAGTCGATCATCACCGAGCAGCTGCGTGACATGTGGCGTGACGAGAAACCGGAGAGCCCCGCCAAGTGGGTCAAGCTGACAGGCAACGATCACTATTTCCACGCATTGGCTTTCCTACGCGCAGGTATTGAGGCGATGGAACTCAAGGCAGCGCTTAATAAAACCGAGCATCGCACGATGGCGACTGTCTCTCTGGCAAGTCCTGAGGAGGGTGACTCAAAACAACTCTTTGGATCTTCTCGATCTAATCGGCATTTTGGCTCGGAAAATATTTTCTAAGGATCCCCGATGGCGCGGTTGCCCAACCTCTTGCAGATTGTCACTCCGAAGCGCCGCGCGAACGAACGCGGTGTGGCTGACACCCCGACGTTTGATCGGGCCTCACCGGAGACCCCCCTTTCAAAGGTACTGGACCGGGATCACCTTCAAGATCTCCTGACGGTCCGTCAGAACCAGTCCGCTGACCAGCTCATGCAGTCGCTCTTCAAGAGCGATCCTGACGTTTCAGCTGCCGTAAACGCATACCTGACTGTGGCCGACACTGAACCCCGATGGATGGTCCGCGATCAGGAGGGGAACATCGACCGCGAGGGTCAGAAGATGATCGAGGCTTTCTTGCTCTCGATCTTCACACGTTTCGACTACACCAAACCGGCGGGTTTCGATCTCCGTCCAACGATGCGGGCGGTGTTCGAGGAAATGCGGTACATGATCTTGCTACGCGGCGCTCTGGGCGTCGAGCTGATCGTGAACAAGCAGTTCCTCCCAACAGCCCTACGCTTGGTGGACACCCAAGACCTTGAGTGGACCGAGCGACAGCCGGGGGTTCCGACACCTGAGCAGGTGATCGATGGCGAGCGTCTGTCGCTCGATATTCCGACCTTCTTCGTCTCGTTCTTCCGCAAAAACCCGAATACGCTGTACTCGTCGAGTTACTTCGTCTCCGCGATCAACACGATTGCGGCCCGCCAACAGGTGGTGAACGACCTCTATCGCATCATGCGGAAGACGGGTTACCCGCGCATGACCGCACAGGTCATGGAAGACGTACTTCGGGCTAACGCTCCGTCTGAGGCTCAAAAAGACGAAGTGAAGATGAACGAATTCCTTCGTCAGCGCTTCAATGAGATCCAAGGGCTGATGACGAATATGTCGGCGGATCAAACCCTGATCCACCCGGACAGCGTTCAGCCGAAGATTCTGAACGAGAAGAACCCAGCAGCCCAGCTGGACATCACGAACGTCATCGAGGTTCTCAACGAGAGCAACCAAGCGGCGCTCAAGGTGATGTCTACGATCATCGGTCGCGGCGAAAGCGGGGTGAACACAGCTTCAGTTGAAGCTCGTATTTTCTCGATGAACGCAGAACAGATCAACCGACCGATCATCGACATCATGTCTAAAGCGCTCACATTGGCGCTTCGTCTTTCCGGCTCGCAGTCCCGTGTGGACTTCAGCTTTGAGCCTGTTGAGATGCGTCCTGATCTTGAACTTGAGAACCACCGGTCAATTCGTCAGGGACGACTTCTTGAGCAGTTGAGCTTGGGACTTATCACTGATGATGAGTACCACATTCAAATGTTCGGGCGTATTCGACCCGACGAAGTTGAAGAAATGAGCGGAACTCGATTTTTGAGTCAGAAAGACTCTATTGAAGATGAGGGTTCTCCCGACAATAGTGGCTCAATCGAACGAGCCGCAGCACCTGAGGGTCAAAACGGCTCCCGTTCAGGGGCAACTCGTTCGAGGCAGGAAAGGTAAGTTATGCGATCTCTTCAGATCACATCGCAAATTCAGGATCGGATGCGCTCAGCTTTGGGCGACGATCTTCCTGACCTTTCCTCTATCAAGGTTTATGAAGCCACCGCGATCTCAACTCGTCCCGTGAACAAGCGCGGCACTCTTTGGGACAAAGCGGTGGTAAGCCGGAGCACGATGGCCGAAATGGCTTCGGTGCTGAACGGCGGCAAATATGTTCCGCTTCACACCATGCATCAGCAGGGTTCAGAGCTTCCGGTGGGTCGCCTGTTTTACGCTGAAGTTTTGGACGACAACGCGGGCAATTCGGAACTTCGGGTTCTCTTCTACATCGCTGAAGATGAGGAAGAGCTGATCAGTTCCATCGAGGCTGGCGTTCTTGAAAATCTGAGCATCGGCATGAAGCCGGAGAAGATGCTCTGCTCTGAGTGTGAGTTCGACTACCTCAGCGACGAAGCCACCTTCGACAACCTTTTCGACCGCGTTTGCGCGAACGACCACCGCATCGGTGAAAACGGCGTCCACATCCGGGCCGTCGGCTTGGACCAATGGTTCGAGTTGTCGCTTGTGAGCGTGGGCGCGTCGGAAGATGCGACGATCAAGTCGCGTTCCAAGCAGCGCTTCTCTGAGGAAGACCGTAAAGCCCTCGCGGCCTCGGGCATCTCCCCGGAAAGCACAATTCTGGTCGCAACACACCAAGGTGATGAAGACATGTCCAAAGAAATGCTGGAGCGTCTTGAAGCCCAAGCTGGTGAAGTGGCCACGTTGAAGGCGGAAAAAGCTTCCGCACAGACGCGTGTCACCGAACTGGAAGCTGAGCTTTCAAGCGCCAAAGAAAAGATTACCGAGCTGGAAGGCAAAGAAACCTCTGAAGAGGTGACTGAGCTGAAAGCTTCTCTCGAAACCGCTCAAACTGAGGCCAATGAAGCCAAGGAAGCGAGCGCAACAGCTCTGGAGCTGATGCAGGAACAGGCCAAGCGAGCCCTCGTGGCTTCTGGTCAGGAAAATCCTGAAGCTCCTGAGACGATTGAACTCTGCATTGAGGCAATCAAAGAGGCCGGTGTGGCTCTGCATCAATCGATCCCGGTCGGTGGTGTTTCCACGTCTGTCACTTCCGCTGGCAAAGAAGCTTCTACGGACTTCTCTGCTTTCAAATCCCGTGAGTCCTAAGGAGACACGAAATGTTCGACGTAAATCTCCGTCGTTACTTTTTCGAGGACTGGCTCTTCACCTTCAACCTCGCCTCAGGGATCACCTCGGCGGACGTGGGTAAGGCCCTTTCTCGTGACACCTCTGCAGCCAACACTCTGAAGCTGGCTGCTGACGACGACGACATTGTGGGTCGTCTTGAGCAGGTCGAAGACCGCGCTCAAGAAGGTCAACTTGTCGGAGCCGTCTCTATCAAGTTCCTGAATAGCCTGCCTATCGCAGCGGCCCAAACCATCAACGTTGGCGACAAGATCGTCGGCGCTGGCAACGGCGAAGTGAAGGCGAAAGCCACCCCGGCTGGCTGGGAACGCGTTGAAGCGAACGAAGTCGATGCTGCTAACAGCCTCGTCTACGTTCAGGCACTGTAAGGGGGTCATTGAACAATGAACCGCACGCTCTCTCATATCGAACGCAAGAGCATTGAAGAAATCGTTGGTGGTCTGGTTGCCGGGGATTCGGAAACCGCCTCCATCGACGCTGGCCGCAAGCTGGTGTCGCAAGCGAAGCTTCACAATCTTGGCCTTCGTGATTATCTCGAACTGGCGATTGATCCTCGCAAGTCTGACGATAAGTCCTTTGCAGACGCTGGTCTGTCGGGCTACGACGCCGCTAAGGCGTTTCTGGGCCTGCCGACCCGTGATGACTACAAGGCGGGCATCATGCTCGAAGCCGCCTCGGAAACGTTCCAGACGTTCCCCGGCGTTCGTGCGCTCTTCCCTGAAGTCATGGACGACATCGTCCGTTGGAAGCATCGTCAGGATCAGTTCGAGCAGATCGCTCCGCTGATCTCCAACTCGCGTACGATTTCCGGCAACGAACTCATCACCACCGTCGTTAACGACGATGAGGATGACTACAAAGTGACGGCTGCGATTGCTGAAGGCACGCGCATTCCGATCTATTCGATCCGGGCCGGTGAAAACTCGGTCAAGATGTTCAAGCACGGCATGGGCTATCGTACCACGTACGAGTTCAACCGTCGCGCACGTCTCGACCTGATCACTCCGTACGCCAACCGCGCTCTGCGTGCCGCAGAACGCTCCAAGGTGGCTGCCGCTACCAGTCTGCTCGTGAACGGTGACTCCGTCCACGGTGCAGCTCCGGTGGTCAAGCAGGTGACTCTGAACTCCGGTCACACCGCTGGTGAGATCGACGAGTCGGCTCTGCTTCAGTGGCTGGTGGATCGCGCCAAGGCGTCCTTCCCCATCGACACCGTCGTGGGTAACTGGGACACCTATGTGAAGTGGCTCAAGCTGTTCGGTGTCAAAGACGCCAACAACGGTGACGTGAAGGCCGACCAGCTGGCACGTCAGGGCTTCCAGATTGGCGGTGTTCCGATCCTGCAAGGTCGCGTGAACTTCGTGATCTCCTCGACGGCCCCTGCTGGCAAGCTGATCGGTTATTCGCAGGGTGACACCCTCGAAGAACTGGTTGAGGCGAATGCTCTGATCTCTGAGTCCGAGCAGTCGATCACCAACCAGACGATCACCTACGTCCGCACCGAGACCACCGGCTACCGTCTGGTCTTTGGTGACACCCGTTCGATCTACGACTTCGCGGCTACGTCCTAAGTCATAGACTGGAACTAATGGAGGCCCGCCTCTCCCTCAGGGTGGGGCGGGCCTTTATTTAAGGAGACACACTCATGAGCAAGCTGCTCGTAGAAACCTCGGGTGAGTTCATGCTCATCGACACGGCGGGTAATCAAGAGATCCCCTCCAATCGCCCTGCCGTGATCCGCTCGACGCCCTTCTCCAATCGGTTCGCCGGAACTGGTCAGCTCGTCATTATTGTGAGCGATCTGCCGGATGAGGCTACCGACGCTGAGTTCGCTCAGTATTGGGAAGAAGCGGGGGATCGCGAACTCGCCATCCAATCCTTCACTTCGGCTTTCGAGCCGGAACAAGAGCCTGAGCCTGAGCCTGAGCCCAAGCCCAAGCCCAAGCGTCGGTCCACCAAGAAGAAGGCTGAGTAGGCATGCACAACGTTCTCAGCGATAAAGCTACGTCTGTCAGGGTCGAATTCAAAGTCGGCTCTGAATACCTCGTGCCTGACGACGGCACAGTCACGTACACCCTGCGTGACAACGACGGTAGTGAAATCGCTGGGTATGTTGATCAGCCCCTTGTTCCAGAGACCGGGACCACTTCGGTCGTTGTGTCGATCCCCGGCTCTGTGAACGCTCTTCCTAACGGAGCCAAGTTTGGCTACCGGGCGATCCTTGTGAGCTACGAGAGCAACGGTGTGACCTATCACAACACCGTTCGTTATCGCGTTCACCCTTACCTGAATTTTCACGCGGGACCGGATAACGTCCGTTCCTATCTGGGCGTTCACTCAAGTGAGCTGCCTGACAACGACATCGATCTTGTTTCGGCTTTCTACCATCTTCAGCTCGAAGCAACGGATATCGATCTGGCCAGCAAGTTTTCATCTGGAACCGTCGAGGCTTTCACGGCAAATCAGGCCTTGGTTTACATGGCCGCATTGGAAGTCATTCCGTCGTTCCAACTTCGTATTGCCCAGCGACAAACCTCAGATGGTTCTAGTCTGTCGCGTCTTGAAAACCTCGACTTCAAAGCAATGGAAGAGAAAGCCCGCCAAGATCTGGCCGGGGCTCTCTCCAACATAAAAGATGAGACCCAAGTCGGCGGTCCTCTGATGGTTGTCACCAACGATACAGATTTGTTTAGCGGAGCCTAAAATGGACCTCAGCCGAGTTCAGGACCGGTTCGCTTCTCGGCTTACGACTTCTGAGGGTGCGACGATAATGGGTCAGATCAACCGCTTTACAGAGCAGGTTGACACCCTTGTGTACCCCAGCCGCCTATTGAAGGTTCACCCAACGACCAAGCTGACCCCCGGAACGGTAGTTACGGACCCGCTCGGGACTTCCTATCTGCTTGTTCAGCACCTCGACAGCTTCAACTCCGGAGCGATCTATCGCACCTTCCGCATGATTTTGATGGATCAGAGGCTGCAGTGGTCCCGGCAAACCACGATCATCGACCCTGTCACTAAGCTCGAAAAAGGCACAGGCACTGAAAATCTGGGTCTGATTGATCTTATGGTGGACCCAGACGGGCTCGTCAAAGGCAAGGTCAAGATCGCGGAAAGTAAGGTCAAGATTGTTTGCGGGGCAGATCTCAAGGTCGGAGATCGCGTGGGCGATTATTCTGTCACTTTCGTGGACACCGTGCTGGGAGTCACCGTCGCGGAGGCCCGATAGATGGCTCCTAGAACGTGGGAAAAATACTACGAGGACCTCTTTGAAGGGGTGATCGAAGAGGTGGCTGTCGAGTTCGATAAGGATGTGAAACGACGCCAAGGCGCGATCCAGAGGCAGATCGAAAAGTCGAAGGCTCGAATTCCAACAGCGCTCGCTAACCTAGTTAACAAACCTAAAGCCCCCCAGTTGGGGAAATACACCCCTACGTGGGAGAAGTTGTCCCAAAAGTGGATTAAGAAGAAGAAAAACAAGCAGTTTTTTAGGGACGATTGGCACCTCAAAAAGTTTCTGAACAACCTCGACATCAATAGTCACTTCGGCCAAACGACTGCCTCTGAGACTTCCAGCAAGTTGGACGGACAGGTGGAGGTCGTAAACAGAAAAGACGGTAGCACCTATCGCAGGGGACGTTTGGCCGCAGGGGTTAGAATACGCGACCGTGGAGGCATTTTGAGGAAGGGTGGTCAGTTTATCCAACTGGATAAAATTGAAGACATGTTCGAGATCCGTTTGAAGTTTACCCCCTTCCCCCAAATCCGGACTCTTCAGAACGTACAGAGCGTAAGTTTTCTTGAAGAGCATCTTGAGGATGACGCGAACAACAAGCCCGCCCCTACTGGCTCAGGTCTAAAAAAGGGTGAAAAAGGGGCAACCCCCGTTGAGAAACTTAAGGGTAGGCAGAATAAACACCGACCTCTTATACTCAACTATCTACAATGGTGGTCAGCGGTAAAGCTCGATCAAATTATCGGGAACTTTGGAAAATGAGCTATTATCAGGACGTTCAAAATTCACTTTTGGCGTATTGCGCGAATAAAGCTGATAGCTTCGATGGACTGAAGTCTATTAAGTTTGACGCTTACGGAAATCCGACTCTGCTTCCTGAAGACGACCTTATCGGGCCGTTTCAGTTTCAGATCACTGATGAAGGCCAGTTGATGTACGTGGAGGCTATGCTTCTGGTCTCGACGCAGAATGACACCAATCTGTTCCGCATGGATGAGATCGTGGACTCAGTCTACGCGGACTTCCGACCGGGCAAGACCATTCCGGTCTATAAGGCTGACGGATCGGGTCAGTGCGGGATATTCACTGTTTCAGAAGGTACATCAGTTCTGCCCGTTGAACAGTCAACGGGCAGACCGATGAAAGCCGTGGCGGTCAGTCTGAAACTTGATCACTTTCCGTCTTAGACAGCAGTGATTGATCTTCACTGACCCGTCGATCAATCGAGTCTTCAATCAGAGTAACGATCTCTGCGTTGACCGACCGA